AATACTTTTATAGAATTTGAAAGCATTGAAGAATTAGATGAATGGTTTGAAGAAGAAGTAAGAGAAGAGTTAGTAGAAGAAAGTAGAGAAGAACAAGCAGAAGAAGAACTTTATGCAGAAGAAGAAATTTTTGAAGAAGAAGTAGTAGAAGAAGTATTTGAAGAAATAGAAGAACAGTTTGCAGAAGAAAGAGTTGCAGTAGAAGAAAGAGAAGAAGAAGTTATTGAAGAAGAACTAGAGTTAGTTGCAGAAGAAAGCACATCAAGAAGTGGAATAACTTCAGCTATGTTAAATGTTGTTGGACAATCTATAAGAACAGCATCTAATAGTAATTCTGCTGGCAGTTCTAATTCAGGATATTCAGGTGGGAACAACAATAGTAGTGGTGCAGGTAGTATGAATAGTGGTACTGTAAGTTCTTCTGTAACAGGTGGTGGTATAAGCACTAGCAGCTCACCTAGTATGTCTGACCAAATAGCTTCTGCTAATGTGCAAACAAATACTATTTTATCTTTAAGTCAGGATACTAGCAGTATGTCAGGTGGTAGTTCACAAACAGTTAGTAGTGTTTCAACAGTTATAACACCCTTGCCAACATTTGATAATAACCCACAAGTAGTTATGGCAGATGTCCAGGTACAAAATATGCAAGGCGAAATAGATACAGCAGTATCAGGGGTTATGACAGCAAGTGAAGCAGACCAAATAGCTGATGAGATTATTGCTAACAACATTAAAGAACAACAAGAACAAGCAGAAAGTGAACAACAAGAAACTGGGCAATATGCAGACCAATCTACATTAATTGCTTATTTAGGTTATGTGCCTGCTTTTGAAACGTATAAAGCCTACGAAATACCAAAACAAGAAACTTGGTATCAATCTAAAGATATTTATAATGATATAAATATAAGTGATAATATAAGTGGTTTTTATAGTTTAGCGAGTAATAATATAAGTTTGCTGAATAATATGATAGAACAACAACCAAATTTATAGGAGAAAAATATGGATTGGTTTGAAAATAAAACAACTCAATTGATAGCTTTAGTATCAATTGTAGGCACGTTAGCTGGTTTTGGTTATACAGGAGCTACTTATGTAAATAGGTTAGAAAATCTTGAAGCTAAAATTGGTGGTGTTGAAGATACAGAAGATGCACAACAAGTTATTGAAGAACGATTTGCAGCTATTGAAACATCAGTAGAGTATATAAATAAATCAATAGATAGCCTTGATATACCTGACGATTCTAAAATGCAAGCCTCAATAGCTACATTAACAAATGATGTAGAAAGACTTTGGATTGAAATAGAAAAATTAGAAGACAGCAAAAATCCTTTAGCTAACTAAATGGCAATAAAAATCAAACTAGCTTTAAATTGGATAATAGATTTATTTAAAACTAGATACAAAATAACAGTATCTTTTAATAAAGAATACGGAGATGCTGATGATAAGACTTATATCACTAAAAAAATTATTACTAAAAAAGAAAAACACTTAAAGTTTAAAGATGAAAATAATAATTTAATTGAGTATAGAAGTGCTTCTGGTCTTAATTATATTATTGAGGATATGTAATGAATCAGGCATTAGCAGGAATAATAATAGTATTAGGATTTTTAATTTATTATTTATATAACCAAAATCAAATACTTACAGCTAATAACATGGCACTAGAAGGTGCTATAGCTACACAAGAAGAAGCTATAGAAAGTTTACAAGCAGACTTTGAATTACAAACAAATCAGTTGAATGAATTAAATCTAAAAAGTCAGGCTGCTCAAAGAGAGTTAAATAGATATACACAGTTTATACAAAACTATGAACTAGCAGCAAAAATTATTGCAGACCCTATAGAAATGCAAAGGAAAATAAATAATGGAACTAAACACATTATGGAAGACATCGAGAAGATTAGTGCTACAGTTGATAGTCTTGATGATGATATGCAGTTGCAGTCTTATTCCAACTAAACAAATAGAAATATCAGCTAAACCATTAGAGCGACAGATAGCTCATCCTGTTATGCCAAGGGAAATAGATTTGCGTGAGCCTATGTGGATGACTATTACTCCAGAAAACATAGATGAACAATTAGCTAAAATAGAACAACAAGAAGGGGAGTTGGTATTTTTAGCTATGACAATACCTGACTATGAAGTGATGGCATATAATATGCAAGAACTTAAACGATATATAACGGAGTTAAAAGAAGTTGTAGTTTATTATAAAACTGTAACAACACCAAAATCAGATAAAGGGGAAACAAAATGAATTTTATATCACAAGAAGGAATTGAGTTAATTAAAAAATTTGAAGGTTGCGAACTAGAAGCATATCAAGATAGTGTGGGTGTTTGGACAATTGGTTATGGGCATACTAAAGATGTAAAAGAAGGCGATAGTATTAATCGTGATGAAGCTGAACATTTATTACAAGAAGAATTGCCTGAGTATGAAGGTTATATTAATGATTTAGTTACAGTACCTTTAAATCAATGTCAGTTTGATGCTTTAGTTTGTTGGGTTTATAACTTAGGACCAACAAATCTAAAAGAATCTACTTTGTTAAAACTTTTAAATGCAGGTGATTATCATACAGTACCTGCACAAATAAAAAGATGGAATAAAGCAGGAGGTCAAACATTGCAAGGATTAATAAGACGCAGAGAAGCAGAAGCATTACTCTTTGAAGGCAAAGAATGGATAGAGGTCTAAAATGGCTTTAGCTAAATATGTTTTTAAACCAGGCATTAATAAAGAAGGAACTAACTACTCAAATGAAGGTGGTTGGTTTGATGCTGATAAAGTAAGGTTTCGTAAAGGCAAGCCTGAAAGAATAGGTGGCTGGAAAAAATTTTCTACTGGTACTTTTATAGGTACTTGTAGAAAAATATATCCATATAAAGCTATTGATGGTGATTCATTTGTAATATTAGGAACACACCAAAAATTATATAATTTGTCAGGTAGTGCTTATAATGATATTACACCAATAAGAGTTACAACTTCTGCTGGAGATGTTACTTTTGCAGCAACTAATGGAAGTTCGACCATAACTGTAACAGATGCTAGTCATGGTGCAGTAACAGGAGATTTTGTTACTTTTAGTGGTGCTGCTACTTTAGGTGGCTTAGTTACTGCTACTGTATTAAATCAAGAATATCAAATAGATTTAGTTACAGGAACAAATACTTACACAGTAACTGCTAAAGATACATCTGGAACAACAGTAACAGCAAACGCTAGTGATAGTGGTAATGGTGGTAGTTCAGTAGTAGGTGCGTATCAAATTAATTCAGGTTTAGATGTATATGTAAGAGGTACTGGTTGGGGTGTTGGAACTTGGGGTTCTGGAACTTGGGGTTCTATTGACGATTTATTGCTTACAAATCAACTTAGATTATGGTCAATAGATAATTTTGGAGATGACACTATAGCTGCACCAAGAAGAGGTGCTATATATTTTTGGGATAAATCAGATGGATTAACAACAAGAGCAGTTGCTTTATCATCAGAATCAGGTGCTAGCAATGTGCCAACATCTTGTTTGCAAGTTATGACATCAGATGTAGATAAGCACGTTATAGCTTTTGGCTCTAATCCTATTGGAAGTTCTGATATTGACCCTTTATTAGTAAGATTTTCAGATAGAGAAAGTGCTGTAGATTGGACACCAACAGCTACAAATCAAGCAGGTGGTGTGCAGTTATCACAAGGTTCAACTATAGTAGGAGCTTTAAGAACAAGACAAGAAATACTTATATGGACAGATGCAGGTATAGTTTCTATGCGTTTTGTTGGAGAGCCATTTGTATTTAGTTTTACAGAAGTAGCTGAAGGCGTAAGTTTAATATCACCAAATGCTGCAACTAATGCTGATGGTAAAGTTTATTTTATGGATAGAAGTGGTTTTCACGTTTATTCAGGTACTTCACAAAGATTGCCATGCACAGTTTTAGATTATGTTCTTTCTGATTTAAACCAAGACCAGTCTTATAAAGTTTTTGCTGGTTCAAATAGAGGCGTAAACGAAGTAATTTGGTTCTATCCTTCAGGCACTAATACAGAAATTGATAAATACGTTCTATATAATTATTTAGAAAATACTTGGTCAATAGGTACAACAACAGATAATTTTGTAAGAACTGCATGGAATGAAGCAACAATATATGAAAATCCTATAGCAGCAAGTAAAAATGACAATTCAAATTTGAATTATATATATAGCCACGAAATAGGTCATGGTGATGATACTGATGCGTTTTCTGCATTTATAGAATCAAGTGATTTTGATTTAGAACCAGATGGTGAAAAATTTACTTTTATTTCTAAGTTAATACCTGATGTAGAATTTAGAGACCAACAATCAACTGAAGATACTGTAACTTTTACAATTAAAGGCAGAGATTACCCTTTACAAGATTTATCTACTTTACAGACTATTAATGTTACTCCTTCATCTACATTTGCAAATACAAGAGCAAGAAGTAGGCAAGCAGCTATGCGTATATCTAATTCATCAAGTAATTATGGATGGCGAATAGGTGATTTAAGGTTAGAAATAAGACCAGATGGAAAAAGATAATGACTGATATAAGAACGCTAGCATTACCAGCAGTAAATTTAGATTATGATGCTAATAATGAAGCAATAACTCGTAGAACTATAGAACAAGCTATACAAGATATTAATGTTAAGATAACAAATATACAAAGAATGCAATCTACAGTCACAAGTAAGGCTTCTAAACGACATCAATTTTTATTAATGGGATTGAAACATGGCTGATGATTTAAAAGTTTTAGGTCAATTAGACCCTGCAGCCACTACTACAACAGTTTTATATACTGTGCCTGATATGACGCAAACTACAATTAGTTCAATTGTGGCAGCAAATAGAACAGGTTCAGCCATTACATTTAGACTAAGTGTTCATGTAGGTGGAGCAGGTGCAAATGATAAACAGTATTTGTATTATGATAAATCTGTTGCAGCCAATGATTCATTAGCTATAGTGATTGGAATAACACTTAATCAAACAGATGTATTAAAGGTTTATACAAGTGCAGTTGATATGAGTTTTAATGTGTTTGGTTGTGAAACAAA